GACGACTTAGTACGTACTGCTGGTCATGAATGCACTATGAATGAAGACCCGTTTGTAATTGTTGGGATTGATAAGGATTTATTCTGTGACCCCTTCACTTATTACAATCCAGATAAGTCTGAACAGTTTGAGTTGACTCAGAAAGAAGCTGATTTTAATTACTACTCTCAGCTACTTACTGGTGACTCAACTGATAATATTAAAGGGCTTAATCGAGTAGGACCTAAGACAGCTGCAAAGCTTCTTGAGTCAAGCTCGCAATGGAAAGACTTAGTCATCCGCGAATATAAAGAACGATTCGGGGGCGATCACGAAGATGTACTAACATTCGTTGGGCATTTAATTCATATTAAACGTAACGAAAAAGACTGGTTCAACATTGGCTTCGGTGATTTCTACGACCGAAAGATTGATGTGGAGAAGGTCGGAAAGCTATTAGGCTATGACATCTAGGACATTTGAGATGGGTGATTACACATTCATCAGGTATGACCGACTAACGATTACTGCAGCGCCGCAACCGAAAGGGGGCGATCGTAAGTTGTCTTCTTCTGAAGGTAATATCTGGTGTAAAGAGAGTCTATATAAGTCTCTCAAACTTAAACGCGGGTGGGAAGGGCCATTAACCCTTTGCACTCGTGACGGTAAACGCTGGTACGTAGCATTTGAGACGTATCAGAAAGATGACTATGTTGTCGATGAAGTTAATGAGGGTGACTACGGCCACTGGAAACTTCCTAATAAGAAACTAGTAGACCCCCATCATATCGGTTTTATTTATGAACTGAAGGATAAGGCTACTGGTCGCATCTACGTAGGCTCTAAGAAGTTCTCTCAACCTGACTGGAAACAGTATACAGGCTCTGGAGACTTCTCTGAGCTTACTACGGATGATGTTGAGGGGCGTATCCTATATAGCCTCCCAACACCAGGACAGCTTAACGCTTATGAGATGAGGGAGATATACCTTCGGGATGCTCTCTTCACTGATAAGTACGCTAATAAGCAGGCTGAGAAACGTATTCGAAGTTCCCATTTAGGTTTGGGCTTCGATAAAGACCGACATGAGAGTATAGTAAAAGCAAAGAGGTGGAAATGATTAGTATCGATGAAGTTACTGAACACAAGGATGGTTCAGCTACATTAATGATTACAGCAACGGGAGAAGACTTAGAGCTTCTTGTTGCAGAAGGTTTCTTATCTGTCCTACGAAAGGCTATGGAAGAAGATGTCTCAAGAACTATATAAGACTGAGTGCAGTAAGTGTGGCTCATCAGATGGCAACGCCGTTTATGATGATGGTCATGCATACTGTTACGTATGTCAACACTATACACATGAAATAGGAAAGGAAAATGAAGTGGTATCATTGGCAGTTAATAATATTGAACGGAATACTAGCCTTCATCGGGCCTCTGGTTTGGTTAGCCGTGGTTGCCGTGACAGGGGAATTACCAAGACCGTGGCAGAGCATTTCGGCGTTCTTTGTGAGTATGATTCCGACGGTAATATTTGCTCTTATCTCTATCCTTATAATCGAGGGTCTGAATTGGTTGCGTACAAGGTACGTGAGCTTCCGAAGACTTTCAGCGCGATTGGGGACTTCAAGGGCGTTGGTTTGTTTGGTCAAAATGTTTTCCCTGCGGGTGGCAAACGTATTGTTATTACAGAAGGCGAGTTTGACGCCTTGGCGGTTGCTACTGCGTATGCAGAGAAAGGAACGATCTGGCCAGTAGTAAGCGTACCTAACGGTGCTACAGCTAAGAAGACTATTTTAGAGCAGCGAGAGTATCTCCGAAGCTTCGATGAAGTTATCTTTATGTATGATAACGATGAGGCAGGCCAAGCAGGTCTTGAAGAAGCTGTTAAGATCATTGGTTACGATAAGGCAAAGGTAACTGACTTAGGTAAGTATAAAGATCCTAATGAAGTTCTTATGGATGCAGGCGGTGGTGAACTCCTTCGTATGATTTGGAACTCCCGTACTTACACGCCTGCTGGTATTGTATCTGGCGAGGAAGTGTGGAAACAACTAGAGGAATACAATGAGATTGAATCAATTCCTTATCCCCCTTGTCTTGATGGGCTTAATGATAAGCTTAAAGGGATGCGGCGAGGTGAAATTGCTTTGTGGACATCAGGTACAGGCTCAGGGAAATCAACAATTCTCCGTGAGATCGTCGCTCATCTGCATCAAACTACAACCTCAAAGATAGGTATCGTAGCCCTCGAAGAGTCTCCAGCTGAGACTGCTCGTAAGCTTTCGGGTATGATGCTTAACCGTAATCCAGCTAAAGAAGAGATTCCCCTTGAAGAGCTTCGAGTAGGTTTTGATTCCATCTTAGCTGATGGGCGTATACAAATACTTGACCATAACGGTTCCGTAAGCGGTGATGTCATTAGCTTGATTGAATTCTTATGTGCTTCAGGTTGTGAGTATATCTTCCTCGATCATATTACTATCTTAGTCTCTGAAGGGGCTGATAGTCTTACTGGTAACGAAGCTATTGATAAGATTATGAATGACCTCAGAGGCATCTGTAAGAAGTGGAATGTTTGGATTGGTCTTGTATCCCATCTACGTAAGATGGGTAATGCAGGTCAGTCATTCGAAGATGGTAAGATTGCTTCCCTCGACGACATCAAAGGTTCAGGCTCTATTAAGCAAGTATCTTACGATATCATTGCGTTTGCTCGTGATGTTGGTAATGAAGATGAAGATACTCGTAATACTATTCAAATGAAAGTACTTAAGAGTCGTTACACAGGTCTTACAGGACCTTGTGGGGAAGTACGTTACGACTACGATACGGGTCGTTTAAATAAACTTAATGGGGACTTCGATGATTTTATTTAAAAACTATCTTGACAAAGAATTTTGTAAAGGCGTTATCTCTTATGGTGAAGAGAAAGGATTTCAACGTGGATTAGTAAAAGAAGGTGATGAAGAACTTACAGTTCGTAAATCAAACGTACATTTTATTCAGTGGCCTATTTATAATTCACCTTTTATACATGATCTTTATTTCAATTTAGATTACAAAGTAAAAGAAACTAATGCCCATCTCTTTGGGTTTCATATTAGCTTCTTAGATCCATTACAAATTACGAAATACGAAGGTAAAGAGAAAGGTTTTTATGACTGGCATATTGATGCAATGCAAGAGCCAATACCTTCTACTCGCAAAATTTCTTTTTCATTACTATTAAATGATAGCGATGAATACGAAGGTGGTAACTTAGAATTCAAAGCACCCTTCGAAGAACAACTCCATCAAGCAGGGGATTTAATTATTTTTTCTTCTTTTGAAGAACATCGAGTAACACCTGTTACTAAAGGAACGCGTTACAGCTTAGTGGGCTGGATGCGCGGCCCTTTACTGCGATAGAAAGGATATGCTATGAATCAAATAATTCAAGACATTAATGTAGCCAGTCAAGCTACTCGGAAGAAATATAAGTACGACACCTTGTATATGCAGATTGCTGAAGCCGTGGCTGATATGTCCGTCGATCATAAGCATAAAGTTGGGGCTATCATTGTTAAAGATGGTATCCTAGCGGAAGGCTGGAATGGCGCTCCTGCAGGATTCCCTAACCAAACTCGGAATGACGATAATAAGACACACCCGTGGATTATCCATGCCGAACAAAATGCTATCGCTAAATGCGCTCGAAAAGGTATTGCCTGCGAAGGCGCTACTATCTTTGTAACACTCGCACCCTGCCGTGATTGCGCTCGTATGATTATTCAGAGTGGAATTAAGGAAGTTGTTTACAGAGATTCTTTTGAGAAAGACAAAGAAGGGTTGCGTATGCTTGAAAAAGCAGGTATAATAGTTGAGCATTACGCCCGTAAACCATATGTAGGATAGGACACTATATGAAAGACATTGTAGACCACTTGAGAGATAAGGTTGAAACTGTTAATCTAAATAACCCTAAAGCCAATCCAGGCTCTAAATTACTTAAAGATCATGTTCATCGTATCATGGAATTCGTTATGACTTCTTTAGATACTATCGGAACACACTACAATAAATATGATGAGGAGTTCCCTTACGGGTACGCTCGTCTTACTACAGTGTCTACTGCTATTGGCCGCGAAGTCTGTCGTCGTATTGGTCTTGAGCATGGTAGCGAGAAACCTAAAGAAGATTTCCGTAATCATCTTCGTATTGGTGATTGTATTCTCGACTCAATTATAGTAGCAGGCTACTCAGACCTCATTAGAGGTTCTGAAGAGACTGAAGCGCGCATTGCGTTTATGACTGAGTTAAAGAAGCTTTACCCTGATACCTACAAGGAACACCCTGAGTATAATGTTAAGCTTCTTAACGTACCTTACGCTCTTAGGGCTACTAATAAATGGTCATCCCTTAAAAACGAATTAACTATTGATCGCCGTATTCTTATGGGGACTAGTTTCCTTAAGCCTAAAATGGTTGGGACTCTATTTCAAAACACTGAGACAGGCCCTCGAAGTTTGATTAAGGGCTGGGATAAAGAGTATATCAGTTTGTTTAACGATAATGATATGCGTTCATCTCCTTTTGTTAAGGGTATTAATACTATCCAACAAACAGCTTGGGGTATTAATCAAGACGTATTAGAAGCTGTTAAGCGACAATTCAGTACTATCTTATACGAAGAAGGTGAGATGCCAGAGGAAGGCGACCCTTCAGAGGTTAAGATTGCTTTGTCTAAATTAATTAAAGATGATAACGCTGAAACACAAGAAGCTTATAACGAAGCTACTCGGAAGTGGAATAAGAAACTCTTAGTCCTCCGCGCTCGCTCTAAAAACTATGCTCTCAAGACTATCTTGAATAAGGCAGAAGTTATTGGGACCTCTGTGTTCTGGCAATTTGCTGATTGCGATTATCGTGGTCGTCTTTATTTTGTAGAACCCTATCTTAACTTTCAGGGTAACGATCTCGCTAGAGGTCTCATGATGTTTGCCGACGGGAAGCCGATCGGAGAGGAAGGTATTAAATGGCTTGCTATCCACACTGCTACTTGCTACAATCAGTCTTACGAAATCGATAAGATACCTGATTGGGTTACGGCAGACTATAAAGGTTACCTTAAACGCGAAGGGCTTCGGTCTATCTCAGTAGATAAAATGAGCCTTCAAGATCGCGCTCGTTGGACTTATAATAATCTTGTCCTCATTAATAGCACTGCACAACAAAATTTAATTCATGGTGAGAAGCCGTTTAGCTTCTTAGCCGCTTGCATAGAGATGATTCATGTACAGAATGACGGAGCAGAACATATTACTTTTCTTCCAATCCCCATCGATGGGTCTAACAACGGTTGGCAACACCTTGCTGCCATCTCTAAAGACCAACAGGCGGGTGAGCTCGTGTCGCTCGTCGATACTGAAATCCAAAGCGATTTCTACGTTAAGGTCGCAAAGGAACTCCACAATGTTGTTAAGGAAGAGGGGAACACACGTTTAACTACCCTCATCGAGAGTATGCCTATGAGAGATATCCGCAAGGGTATTGCTAAACGTGCGGCTATGACTAGAGCATACTCCTGTGGGGCAAAGCGCATGTCTGTGAGCATGTATGCTGACTGCTATAAGGAGGGGTATACAGAAAAATATGGTATCACTATGATCGACTGTATTGGTTTATCGCAGTATATCATTAAGGCTATCGACAAGGTTTGTCCTGGTCCTCTAGCTACAATGGCGTTCCTTCAGGAAGCTGCTGTGCATCAGGTAGGATATCGTAAAGAGATCGACGATAAGAACGTTCATCTCCAATGGTGGACTCCCTCAGAGTTCTTAGTGATATATCAACGTAACCGACAAGAAGCTATTAAGCATCGTGGTCGTATTGCTGGGAAACAGATTAAGCACGTTGGT